AGGCGAAAGTTGTATAAATATACCAAAATCATATAAATATAGATCTGCCATTTCTTGCAATACAGCTACATTTTGATTACCTATCTTATGTATAAACGCTTGTCTTGTAGGTGAGTATTCTATAATATCAGATATCCTTAGCGATAACCCCTCGCATAAATCTGCAGTTATAAATAAGCTTCCGTTTAATATATGCCTTGTTGCGGTGTTTGAGTTAGCCGCCGCCATCTTCTGTACGCCTACCAATGCTCTTGCGTCTGGAGTACTGCCATCTCTTGCTTCATTAAGCCCCGTTACATCTCTTATCATTTGTAAATAATAATTGTATGTAGTTATTAAGCTTTGTAGTTTTGCTCCGCCTGACCCTGATTGTATTTCCTGAATAGGAACTTTACCTGGGTTCATATCGCCTTCTTGAGTGAAGCTTCTGCCAATTACCGATCCAGTTTGAAAAAACATATTTAATGCTTCTTGCGGATTGTAATTTGTACCGTTACCTAAATCAATCTCAGCTAAACCATCTGCGTCTAAATAAACTCCATCTGGAACCATTCTAGACATGACTTGTTGTAATTTCAAGTGGGTAAGCTGAATCATGTCCGCAAATCCTGTTATTCTTGAAACTAAACTTTCAATACGCCCTTTGTACATTCTAGGAGCAACGATACTGTAATTCATTTTTACTTTAGTATAATCACTTTTGGGTCTTATCATGTTAGTAGCTAACTCCCATTTAAGAACCCTACCTCCTAAAATTTTAACCCCTTCGTATAAAACCTCTAAAGACTGAGATATCTTTTCAATCTTATGATCCTGCATTATCTGTTCAGGTGGATTAAACTGATCGTCTTTAGGTATTATTTTAGATGCCCCTGTTGCCAGTTCTTTTACTTTGTACACTTCATTTGTGTAAGTCTTGTAGTTAAAATACAACACTTGCACGGTATTAGCGTCATCGCCATTGTCGTTATTCAAAGTTCTGTCATAAAAGCCATTTGCTTTATATGATTGCTGAGACAATTGACCAAGATCTTCGTTTGTTAAATAAGGGAATTGCTTTTTTAATTCATTTATATGCACACTCTTAACTTCACCTACGTAATATATATCGTCAAAATACGGTGAATCAGTGTATGACCATACTAGGTTAGTAGGATCTACATAGTCTACAACTACTCCTTCTGATTTGCTAAATGTGTTTTTAACGGCGCCTATACCTATAGTAGTTAGATCATAGTTGCATCGTCTTTTAGTTAAGTCGTATTTATTACCCTCTAGTAATACATTTATAGCTTGCTCTTCAGCTATTTCAACTTGCTGCTTATAAGTAAGTTGCATGTGAACCTCTAACTCTTCTTTATTTCTAGGTACAACGTCAGGAGCATTTTCGAATAAATTAACCCCAAATTCTTTTCTTACAAACTCGTTTAGATCTTTTGTTTCCATGTCTCTTATTAGAGACTCCATATATCTAGTTCTTTTTTCAACACCAAATGGGTCTTGAGAATAAGCTTTAACATCAAATGATCTCTCAGATATACCGTTAACAACAATATCAACAAATTTAGGAACCACTGGTACAGGTTTCCAATCTAAATTAAGATAAGATAAATCTCCATTTATAGATAATTCATCTTTATATTTTTGCACAGGTTGTTCACCTCTTGCGTATAACCTTAAGTTATGAAAAGTGTTTTGATTACTTCTGAATCTACCAATACCGTTATCCGAAGAGAACCACTCGCTTTCAATAGCATTACCGATTTTCTTGCCATATTCTAATGACATTTTTTCTTCATCGCTTGCTACTTGACTCGGAAAATAAGATTTTATAACTGACTCAGCCATATATTTATTTTTCTATTAATTTCGAAAATGCACCGCTATTGGTGTATTTAGCTATTTTTAAATTTAACTTTCTTTTTTGCATTTGTGGAACCGGCTTATATAAATTTTTATTGCAAGCCATTATAGCTAAACCTGAACTTATAGCTGCATCAAACTTTGTTCTTTTATTTATATCGAATTTAGCCCAATCGTTTAAGGTTTCGTTAAAATACATATTGCCATATTGGCCATCTGATTTTAGCCCTATATATTGATCTATATATGATTCTATAGCTGCAGCGTGTGCTTGTTTTATGTCTTCACTTGAATTAGGTATTCCCCCTATTTCTTTTTCTGCTACAGATAGTTTATTCCATATCTTATCCGGCCTATTCATTGAGTATCCTCTATACCCTCTTCTTTTAAAATAATATAAAAGACGCGGTTTATTGTTTTCGCACAGTAGAGGCATACCGTAAAACACACAAGCCATTAGCACGTCTTCAAAAAACATTTCAGCTGTTTGAGGTCTTGCTACATATTCTAAAAAGAAAGCATTAGGTGGGTGATCTTCTAAACTAAACTTAGTCAATCCATGCAAAGCACCTTTAGATCCCCTACCGTCTGTTGTTCCGGATATATCATAACTGTCACATCCGAATGCACCTATATGTTCATTACCTGGTGATTTTCTGCCGTTCTTTATAAATTGATTATTCTGGACACTGGCTGAAGGTATCCAACTTACTTTAAACCTTCCGTTCGGATTTGGCGTAAACTTGACTTTACTGTCTTTTATGCCATTTTCCCAAGAAAAACTACCAGTCGTAACTACCGCTGAATTAGCTAGGTCTTCATTGTAATCTATTTGTTCGTATATTTTAACTAAATTAAATATACTGTTTTTTGTTTCATCTCTAAAGGCATGCTCCTCTGTTCTAGGAAACTGTCTATAAAACTCATTCAGAGCATCCTGGTCGCCTTTTAATCCTTCGGCTTCATTATTCCAGTGCTCAACTACTCCGATGTCAATAACGTCTCCATTGTGGTCCTCACAATGTTCTGATGGTGTATCGAAGACAGGCATTCCAAAAGAATCAATGAATCCCTCGTAATTCCATTCCATAGGAATGAACAAAGAATAGAGTCCTGACTTGGTTTGTCCATTTCTATTTCTTTGGGAAACATCAGAATCATTATATAATTTTTTAAAGTTTTCTCCTCCTTTATCTAAAGCATTTGATGTTGAACCCATCATACACTTACCAATAACTCTACTACCTAATCTTAATGTTGTTTTTGTGACCCTCCAGTTGTTGAGGATGTTGTCCGGCCTTTCCCACTTCCCCGATTCATCATGGACGAGGAGTTTAAGTTTTTCTCCATCATAGGAGTTGTCCCCCGTGTTCTTCCAGTCGATCGTGGTATCAAGACCCTCGAGGAGTTCCTGATCTTGTTTATTCTGTATAGATTTTCTAGTGAGTCTACTGGCTGGGATTCTATAGGCAAGTTCAGTCTTTGGCCTGTCCATACCGTCCTGGATCGGTTTGAAGAAGAACGGGTAGTTAACGGAAATTGGTACAATCTTATCTGTGAACATTTTTTTAGCATCGGAACCAGATTTGGACAATAGGCCGAACCGTGAATCCGAGGATATTGTCGCAAGGTTAACCGTTTCAGCTGAGGACATAAAAGAGAATCCCGATCTACGGTTTTTAAGATAGCACATTCCATAAGAACGTCTATCTGCTTTGCAAGCTTCCCAGAATATGAAGAATAATCTGTTTGCCTCTCTAAAGTCTGGTCTCCCAACATCAATCTTGGACCACTGCAGGTACATAAAGTGAGTACCAGTAATGTAAGTGCCCACGCCTTTATTATTAAACCAATGGCCTTCGTCTCTGTATTTGAATTGTTCATCTATATAAGGTTCCCATTTTTCCTTAAAATCATCCGGATAATCTCTCCAGTCGAATACGCTTTGTATTTGCTTTAGCTCTGCCGGGTACTCCTCTGGCGTCCACTCAGTATTTGCTTTACTGATTTTAGCTGGGGTTTTAGGTAAAGCTATCTTAAGGTTTTGTATATTGTATATTTCGCCGATCTTTCCCGTTTTACTTATAACAACAACGTCGTGCTCTTTGTTGTATCCGTATGCCCACTTATTAGCTTTGTTAAGCCTAGAGATTGTAGTCTCTTTTATAGGGGTTATTACGCTGTATAGATTTTGCTGATACATTATCTTGATCTTTTTTCAGCAAACCCGCTAAAAGCCTTAGGTTTTGTATCTTCCTTTGGCTTATCCTCCAATAAGTTTTCCTCGTCTTGTATTCTATTCAATATCTCAAAAGCATCAAATATAGCTAGTTTTTTTGTAGCTGCTGCATTTTTTAATCTGTCTGCTGATATATCGTCGTCTGAATCAACTATAGCTTCTTTGGCTACCTTTATTAATTCCTCAACTGCTTTGTGCCCAGCTTGGATTATATTCTTCTTCGTCTCCTTGATATTCATATTTAATTGTAATTTGATTAGTAGGAACTCTATATAGTTTTTCATTTTCTATTAAAAACTCATATTCTGTCCCCGGGCTAAATCCCACTAAGTCACCAACGGTCATAACTTCTAGGTTAGTATCTTTGTATTTTAGCACACCTATTAAAGGTTTTTCAAAATCAATAGAAAACATTTTATTTTCTTTTATAGGCTTAACAAAATTAAACCCTGGTAGAGGCTTTATCGTATTGTCTTCGACTTTAGCAAATATAAGATCTGGAGAAACTATATACACGTTATCTGAGTAATAGCTCTTCCCGTTTTTTTCTTTGCCTCTAACGTCTCTAAAACGTCTAAAAACATTATGATGTAATATTACTGTATCACCTTTTTTTATATTAGTCTCGTTAACCGATGGCTCTGCCAAAACAATCCCCTGTCGACTTACATATTGGTGGTTTTGTAATTCTGTATTAAGTATAAGCTCACTTTCGTTTACATGCTTTACATTATTATATCTTTGGTCTTTAGGTTCGATTATAAAATCAAATAGCCCTCTCATCAATATTGTAAATTGTATTCTACAGCTATCGCCATATTTTTATTGAAGTCTTTCCAAGGTAACACCTCTTTGGCTTTTATTATATAGATAGAGTACTTATCTTCCTCCTCTATTATACTGTCTATAATGTGATTACCATACACTTCCTGTCCAACAGAATAGTGCATGGCATCATTTTTATAGTCTCTTCCGATACTAATCTTTCTTATCAACCCCATTCTCAGCTATCTGACCAGTGCTAATATCTACGCTAATATCTCCATACTTATCTTTAAGTATATTCTGCACGCTACTTAATTCAGCTTGAGCGGAAGACATTGTATGTATCAATTCATGCTTTTGTAATTCTAAGCCCCCAACTTGCAATTGCACTTGGTTAACTTTGTTTACTGCTACTTGTAATTGAGTTAGTTCGTCTTTTTTTAATTTTTTTGCCATTTTATTTGATTTAATTGTTAATACTTACTTTATTTATTACGTATTTTTAGTGGATATTGATTTTCCTTTCTCCCAGCTTCTACCTACAAAATAAGCCCCATAGGCTGTAACCAGTAATGTTTGAAATATTGGTATATACTCTTCAGCTATATGGAACTCACCTATATTGCCATCAAAGAAAGCACACACAGTAAATATTACTGTTAAATATATAAGTACCATGGGTCTAATATTTTTTGAAAGGAAGCTATCGGATTGCATGTCTGATTCCCAGCGTGCTGTAACTTGCTTCTGAGCATCGTTATCAGCTTTTTCTAATATCTCTTGGATTTGCTTTTTTATTATAAGCTTCTCCTCTTTCGTTGTAGTTAATTTATCAATAACGTCACCAACCTCTTTAATAACATTACCAGTAAGCCATTCCCATATCTTTTTCATATTAGTAACGCTTTTTAGATCCGTAAGCTTTGTTTATAGCGTTTTGAGCTTTAGCATATTCTGCCGACCCCTTCTTGTTGCTATTACGTTGCTTAATTAAATTAGTTAAAGATGTGCCTGACTTATTGTTGGCTACTGCTCTTTTCCAAGAGGCCGCGCCTTGTGCTACTCTATTTGAACCTAGGTTTTTATTAATTGATTCACTAGGGTTGCTGTTATTCATGGTGGGCTTACCATTGTTTGTCGCAGGCTTATTGCCTCCTGAGTCACTATCTCCTGAAAAAGCTTTATCAATAACATTTTCAGTCCCTCTCCATGTTCTTGCGTACTTAGTTGGCTTGTCTAAAAACCTACCAGCCTCTCCTGTAGCAAATCTTCCAACCTTATTGTTTAAAACCTTTGTCTTTTTAACGGCTTGTGTGGTGCCTTTAATTACCTTAGTAGCTTTAGGCATTACTTTCATTCCTACTTTTGTAGCAGTAGCTCCCCAACCCGCAAATGGGATCATTGCCGCAGCAGATAAAGCAGCGTTCGTATAATCTCCTTCGGCCGCATACCAACCTGCATTAATACCGTCTGCTATTTCTCCAATTCCTGGAACTAAACCTACAACGTCTAAGACTCCATGGCCTATAACATTACCCCAGCTTTTTTCTTCAGGCTTGTTTGATTGCATGCCCGATCCTTCTGTTGCTTTATTCTCAGAAGACTGTCCATCTACTTTAACTGGAGTTGCTTTCTGGTTTCTTATTCTTGAAGTAATCGGGCTAGCTTTCATATTGGTTTATTTTTTTGTTTTCTTTTTTGGAGCTGGCGATGATACTCCTATTGCTGCCGCCGCTTGCGAAAACTTCTTTTTAGCTTTTCTTGTTTTTCTATCAGCCGCTCTTTGTTTTCTTCTAGCTTTACCAGCATTGCCAGCCGCAGCCGCTTCGTCTGCTTGTTTTTGTTTATCTGCAGCCTTCCCTGTTTTTCTAACCCCCGCTTTTGCTTTCTTTTTAGCAACAAATTTATCTTTCGCGCTTGGGTTACTAGTTGGTGCTTTTGTTTCAATAGAAATTTTAGGAGTTTCTATTTTAGGTTTAATAGTCTTAACGCCCTCTGGTTTTAGAGTACTTACTGCTTCTACTTTCTTTCTTGGCTCACCACCCTTGGTAGTAGCATCTTGCTTCCAGCCTCTAGCTTCGTATTCATTGTATCTTTCACTGCTACCTATTTTGTAGTCTCTCATGTTACCTGTGGCTTTGCCTCCTGGTTTTACATAAGGTTTCTTTTTCGGCTTAGGTGTTGGGTTTGGCGTAACCTGAGGTTTTGTTTCAGGTGTAGAATCACCTCCAAACATACTAGCCACCAAAGCACCAGTTCCTATAACATCACTTGCCTTGAGTGTCCTTTTTCCAAGATTCACCGCTCTTTTAAATAATGACTTACCAACGCCTGTCTTAGCTGCGTTTAATGTTCTAGTTGCTCCATTACCTAGCTTGCTGCTTACCTCAAC